CAGGTTGGCATTGCCACGCTCGTTGTCGTTGGTCTCTTCCAGGCTGGCCCGGTATTCATCCATGCGGTCAATCATGCCGTAAATGCCCGCCGACTGCATCTGGTAGATGCCGATGGCCCTGGCTTGCGTATCGGTCAAGTTTGATATCGATTTGGCGGCTTCTTTGGCGGCGGCGGCCTGCACCTTGGCGGCGTATTCGTTCATGATCGCCCCTTGCTCGTTGGCGACCTTGTTGGCGCGCACTGCTGCCGCATGGTCTTTCTGGATCTCGGTGAGCTTATCCATCCCCCCGGATAGCTTTGCGGCGGCTGTCTCCGCCGATTGCAGGCCGGCGGCTACCAATATCGCCTGGAGATATACCTGGTACATCGGTATCCCGGTCTTCTCCATGATGGTGTTCAGCCCGCTGGTCTTTTCTGTCACATCGACCAGTCCATCTGCCGCATTTCCCAAGATTGGATAGAGCTTTACTTTCAGCATAGTGGCAAAGTTCTCGCCAGCCACTTCCAATTTCTGGAACGGCGCTATGGCGGAATCGGCGGCATCGCCAACCTTGGCGATCTGCTCTTCGGCCTGTTGCAGGAAGGCTTCCCTGAAGGCGTCATTGGCGCTCATCCCGCTGGCCTTGAGTTTATTCACCTTCTCGTCAAAGCCATCCACCGCCACACCGAGTTGGTCGAAGCGCATTGTAGTCTGGTTGGTGAGCGTCAACACGAGTTGGTTCATGTTCATGTCGAGCGCCCCGGCGACTCGCGTCAAACGCACGGCCTCATCATGCGACTTTGCCAGGCCCAGCGTCATGAAATTCGTCGCCCCGGCCACCAACTCAGCATCCGATACCATGCCGCGGGTAGCCGCCTTGAGATCGCGCTTCAGGACATCGGCGGTCGTGCCGATAGACTCGGCCAGGCGCGAGAATTTACTATCGATATATACAAGCTCTGCGCCTTCCTTGCTGAAATTCCAGGCTGCTTTAATTAATTCCAGCCCTTGCCCCGCGAGATTGATAGCACTAACAATTTCAGTGAAGGAGCCGACGCCGATTTTGGACATCTTACTAAAATGTTGCGCGGTTGATTTCAGCCCGGATCTGGCGTCCGCCAGTCCCTTCTTCAGCCCTTCCGTCTTTGCCCCGATAGTCGCGTATAAGCTGGCTACTTCTGTCGCCATTTATTTGGTTGCCGCCTTCGCCCTGGCGTCCATGATTTGCAGCCACTCATGGAAGACGCCCAGGGGCAGTTTCATTATGTAATCCATCGTCCAGCCCATCTTTTCCGCCATCATCCAGTACAGATAACGGCCCGGAGCGGGTGCGCCGAATTTTAGATGTTTCCAGACATCCAAACCTAATCCGGCGCATCCGCTAAAGGGTCGCGGCACCTCGCCACAAAGGCGTTCGTCAGCCTGTGGTAGTCGGGATAGGGCAAAGCGCCTATCTCTTCCACTGTAAGGCCGCTTACCTTCGCCAATGTAGCCCGTTCTTCGGCTCTCGGCTGGTCAGGCTCCAGCAGGCGCTCCCATTCGTTGATGGTCATCTGGTACAGGTCGAATGTGATCTCCCTGCCGTTGGAGAGTGTCACATCAGCCATTAGTTTGTCCCTATCGTCATGGCGCCGTTCTGCATGAACCCGACGCTGAGGGATACGATATCGGCGTATGGGCTGTCAAAGGTCACGCCCTGGCTGATGGCGGGGATGGTCAGCTTGAGCCGTGTGGAGGCTGTCCCGGCCGGGTTATAGGTGATCGTGCCGAGTTGCCCCTCGCCCAGCCCGGCCAGGTCGGCGCTGGCCATGCTGGTCTGCATCAGCATACCGATCTGGATTTGCCCACTCTTGAAGCTGTTGATGTAGCGGCGTGCGGTATCAGCCCCGGCGGTGGCGTCGATCAGGTCGATGGATGGGGTATAGCTCCAGGTGCGGTACTCGGTGTTGAGCGTGACCGTGCCTGTGGCATATACCCAGGTCATGACGGCGGCTGATCCTACAAATTCATTATCTGCCATTGTTTATCTCCTACGTGTTGCCTGTGGTTCGGATACGATAATATCCGCCTGCGCGCCAGATGCGCGTCCCGGCGGGGTCAACCTCAGTAAGTTTGACGTTGGTCTCCCTGGCAGTCCATATGTTATCTGCCGTGCCAATCGTCAGGGTCTTCTTGTGTAGCAATAGATCCGCCTGGGCGAATATTTCGGCGGCGGTCTTGGCGCTGGTGGTCGAGAAGGCTTGCACCAGCCACACGTTATTTTCCAGATAGGATGGGTTCAGGGCTTCCACGCCCCCGCCCGCATGGGTGAAGAGCACGTAATCATAAGACGCGTGGTCAGGCGGCGCGTCGCCGTAGATGCTGGCCGTCCCGCCGTTCAAGAGAGCGGTCAGGGCCGTGCCCGCCGCCAGGGTGGTATAAAGCGCGGCTGCCGTATCGTCGAGGATCATTTCACCAACCTCTCCCAGGTGCGCCCGGAGTTGAGTTCGTCCCGGATGGCTTCGCAGGCCGGGACCATGAAGGCGTTCTGGATGAACTGCCCGGAGCCGTGATGGTGAAAGCCCAACTCCTGGTAGATGCCGTACTCCACGCCATCCTCCACCCGCCAGACGCCCTGTCCCGCTCGGTCTGTTCGGATGGAGCTGCGCAGCGCCCCGGTATCGACCGGCGCCCGCATCTTCGCCCCGGCTTCCACCTGGAATGCCAGCCACTTGACCACCTGATCGGTATCAAAATCCAGGGTGCTCATGATCTGGTCCAGCTTGCGTGTGTCCAGCCTGATCTCGACGCTCACAGCTTCACTCCTCTCGCCCGCAGGCAGGCGCCCCAGCTCTTGCCTGGGTCGACGGCGCTCACCGAATAGGTGATCGTGCCGACTTCGATGCGGTTGGCGGCGGTGAGCTGGGTGCCGTGCGGGAAGGTGAACTGCCAGAAGGTGTAAGGCCGGATTGCCCCACCCGCCAGGACTTCACCGCCGGATGTCTGGGTGAACTGGCTCACCTTGCAGGCGACGTTCGTGGTCGCCGTGCCCCAGCTCTCGGTAAAGCCGCCCTGCCCGTCGGAAGTGCGGGTAACAGTAAGGATATTCGCCGTATCGGGCAGGACGGCACTTTCCAGATCGGCTCGCAAGCGGGTTATCTCATCATCACTCGGTAACATACATATCTCCACGCATCACATTGACCGCCTGCGGCCGGGACTGGCCAGCGTAATACTCCGCCATCTGCCGCGCTTGCGCCATAAGCTGGCTGCGCTTCAGCGTCTGCATATCGGATGACACATCATAGGCGACGGCGTAGTGGGCCGCCTTCTGCTGCCAGACATCCGCGGCGGCGGCGTTCAGGTCATAGGATCGCCCGGTCAGGAACAGGGACGATCCCAGCGTATCGTTATTAAATGTAATCACACCGCGGGTATAGTCGGCGCTCCAGGCTGTGCCGGCGATGTTCGTGCCCGCTGCATCGTCCAGCTTGAAGACGCTGGTGCCGGAGTCCACCGACTCCAGGTTGCCCCACTGGCTGCGGTACTCCAGATAGTAGGTTGTGCCGTTGCGGGTCTGCTGGATGGAGTACAGGTCTTCTTCGATGAAGTCGGAGCGGTAGCGGTCGAGCTTGTCCTGAAGCTGCTTGTCAGTCCAGTAGTATTGACCGGCGACTTTGTAATCCTCGTAGCCGGTAGCGGTCATGCCGCGCAAGGACGTGATCAGGTCACGCATCCCGGCCCGCACATCCGACCAGATAACCGGCACATGCAGCATGAAGACGATGGTCTCAGAGTCGGATAAGGTCGCCGTGCCGCGGATGTCATAACGCCCGGCCGGGGCTGGGTTGGTCACCGTGATCGGCGCGATGTTGGAGCTGATCGCCCCGACTGAGATCCCCGCCGTCCCGCTGGTGGGGAAGGATCCCGTCCCGGCGGTGACGCTCGATACGGTCACGCCCGCAGGCAGGTCGTTGGTGAAATCTACATAGTGCGTGCGGGTCTCGGTGGTGGCCTGGGTGGTAGCTACAATATCAATCGCCATAGATTAATCCCTCTCATCATCAACAACGTGCGCCGGGCGGCTGGCAAAGGCATGCGCTGGGCGGGCGGCGAAGGCGTGCGATGCCCTGGATGGGAAGACGGATATCA